CATTGCAGGAAGCTTGGCTTTATCGAACTTTGCGTTGTGGGCGACGTAGGCGTCGGCACCCATATAGCGGCCAATTACTTCACTGAGCAGCGGCGCGCCTTCCACCATCTCTTCGGTGATATGGTGAATTGCCATGGCCTCAAAACCGATCGGCACGCCAGGCTTTACAAGGTCGCTCATTGGGTTGCAGATCACGCCGTCGACGATATCGACGCTGGCAATTTCCACTACGGTTTCCGGGCCGCCTTCGAGGCCGGTAGTCTCAGTATCAATAACGCGCAACATTGTTAATCCCCTGTGTTCTGTAATCACAAACTGCATCGAAGTGCGCGAGCTGGTGGGCAATGGCATCAAGGTCAGCTGGCGATAAGTGGTACATCAGGCACAGCAGCGCGATAAGGTTCATGGCCTGCTGCTGGTTTTCGGTCCGCATTGTTTCTTCTCCTGTTCTGAAAGCCCGGCACCGTGGAGGCTGCCGGAATCAGGTCAGTCTTTCGGGTTGAGCTTTTCAGTCAGTTCAGCCACGCAATCGCGCCCGGCCTTTTTGTATGCTTCGGCTGCGCTGCCGTTATATTTGTCGTCTACAGCCTGTTCGAACTGGTCAATGGAACCGAAGAAGCAACCCGCAGCGATCCGAAACTCTTTGCCGGTCCACATAGCGAAGATGGTGCGGCTGGAGTAACCGCAGTTTTCACGGTAAGAAACGTTCGTGATCTTCTCCGGGCGCAGGTCGAGCGAGCCGCCCACGGTCAGATTGTCCGGCAGCGCGGTGATGCTGGTGCCGCTCAGGTCGAGCCAGCCGCCCACGGTCAGATTGTCCGGCAGCGCGGTGATGCTGGTGCCGCTCAGGTCGAGCGAGCCGCCCACGGTCAGATTGTCCGGCAGCGCGGTGATGCTGGTGCCGCGCAGGTCGAGCCAGCCGCCCACGGTCAGATTGTCCGGCAGCGCGGTGATGCTGGTGCCGCGCAGGTAGAGCGAGCCGCCCACGGTCAGATTGTCCGGCAAGGCGTCGACGCCGCTAACGCATTCCAGATCCAGATTGTTGGTGACGGTGATATTTCCGTTATCAGAAACAGTGTGCTGAATATCGTTTTTAACGAGGTGCTTAATTAAGTCGAACATTGCTGATCCTTAAATTTTGGGTGTAGAAGTCCTGTCGCTTGATTAGCCGACCATTCGGTAAATTCGGTTTTGCTGGTGGTGTTATCCCTGAGATTCGCCGCAGAATGGGCAGAAACTCATTTTTACGTTGGTTTCCAGGCGGTTCAGGTTTTTAGCCATTTCGCCGTTTTTCTTTTTGGCCCGGTACGCCAGTTTGTATTTCAGCATCACAAACAGTTTGCCTTCGGAAAGAGAAAGAACCTGATTATCCCAACCGATATCAAAAGTGTTTTCGCTTACTTCCGCACCTTCCGGAACCTTCTCTTTCAGTCGAGCTTCGATTTGAGCGCCGACTTCATTCATACAGTTGCACATCCCTTATTCCTCAAAATTTCGCGTCATAACCCGCTGGCTTTTCGTCAGCGTGGATGATGCCTTCGACTGGATAGCAGTTAGTGACGCCCATTTGCTCACTCGCTGCTGCTTCACATTGCTGCTGGTTGTCAAAAATACCGACAACAGCATCCTGGTAATCACCGTTCGTCATGGTGATAGTCAGCACTAATGCGTACAGGGCTCCCATCAGTGAGTCCCCGCAGGCACAAGATTTGGTTCGATGGTGCGAGAGGCGTAAGGGCGGCGAATGTGGCGCAGGTTGCCCTGCGGTTCGTGCCAGTAGGTGCCGTCGCGGTAGTCGTAGGAAACCTGCCATGCTGCGCCGGTGCGACTGTTGCGCATGACTACTGCACGACCGTTGTTTGGTACTGAGTTAACAGCTTTCATGAAATAGCCTCCACGAACTCTGCGAAGCTGAGTGCTACTTCACCTTCAGCCAGACTTTCGAAATATTCCTCGTATGCCTTTTCCATTCTCATCCCCTTGCCGTCTTCCCGGCTGCCAGAACTTTTACCCGGGCATTCGCGTTTGAATGCGTTGTTTGGATGAGTGAATAATAGCTTTGGGTATTTTAACTGTAAATAGCTAAAGATATAATTTATTGCATTAGGTTGTTATTTTTATGATAACTAAAGAAATTTATTTTAAATAACTTGCGTGATATGATTAAAAAATCAGCTAATGGAGGGGGTTATGGAATTCGATAAAGAACGCGCAGGCATGATTTCGAGCGCCATTGGTTTGGCTGTGGTGAACTTGATTACTTATGGCGTCCCTATCAACAAAGAAAATCTTGTCGAACAACTCGAACGAACGAGGCGAGAGACTGGGAATGTGATTGGAAAGGGCGTTAACAGGGATGCGGCTGAGATAGTAAGAAAGGGGGGTTAAAACCCGGCCTTTTGGCCGGATTAACACATGGGCTCATTTAGCCATGTTTTCGATAAGTCTGAGGCATGCTACCAATCACCTTACCGAAGATAAAAACTCGGTTCATTTCATCGCGCTCTATTGGTTCCCAGGCTGGGTAGATCTTGTTGTCAGAAATGACAATAAGCTTATCTTTCATTTTCTGGAGCCGCTTAACATGCGCTGTTTCGTCATAGAGAAATGCGTAAATACCATCGCCATCAAAACTGCGAATGCTGATATCAACAAACAGCAGATCACCGGGCTCGATTGTCCCTGACATACTGTCACCGCTGACATTTATTATTCGTATCTGTTCTGCTTTCCTGCCGTTAAACATTCTCTTGGCATCGTCTGGCGAGTACTCAACCGAACGTAATACCTCAACGAACTCATTGTTAATCACTCCAGGCCCCGCGCTAACAGAAACGTCAAGAACCTCCAGCCGATAGCTAGATGAGTTAGATTTTGCTTCACGTTCTGCGGGCAATTGTCCATCGTAGCGCATAGGTTCAACCCCATCGGCAAGCCATTCGGGGCGAACCCCTAGTGCTTTTGAAATCTCATATAACTTTCTGGTGTTTTGCGTTCTACCTGTAGCTAATTTCCATACGCTGGGTTGAGACATGCCCACAGCCTCCCCGAGGGAAGCCTGACTGTGCCCTGCATCTTTCATGGCTCGATTGAGCCTGTCCGCGAAAGTCTCTTTTTTCATATTCATAAAATTATAGCCACGGCTATTGTTAGTCAAATAGCCAAAGGTATTTACAGTTTGAATAGCTTTGGCTATTATCATCTCACTAACCAATCCTGGAGTTATTTATGGTTAACAAAGCAATCAGCTCTGCAATCGGAATTGTGGGCAGCCAGCAAAAGTTAGCTGAGGCATGTGGTGTTCGTCAGCCCACTGTTTGGGCATGGCTACATGGAAAGAAAAAAGCCTCAGCAAGCAATGCAATCCGCATTGAGAGAGCCACTAACGGGGAGGTTCAGGCCTACGAAATTCGCCCTGATCTTCCTGATTTATTCCCTCACCCTAATCACGCTAATTAACCGTGTTAGCTCAACTCATAGAGGAATTATCACCAATGGAGAACGCAATCGCACGAAAGTTAGACCCGCCAGTTATCAATCCGGTTGAGATAGAAAGCGTCCTGCTCAACCGGCTTGCATCAGTGGGCCAGAAGTCTTACGCCGAGCATATGGGCATCAGCGAGTCGACAGCCAGCAGGCGTAAAGCCGAAGGGCATTTCAGCACCATGGCGAAAGAACTGGCCTTCCTTGGGATTCAGGCTGCGCCACCGGAAGCGGTGCTGGTATCGCGTGAATATCTGGCGTCAGTGGAAACGCTCGCTGATATCGGGCTGAAAGCCGAACGGGCCAGACCGGGTCCGCTGGGGTGGGATTAAGCCATGAACCATATCGAATTCATCGAAAAGCATGTGCGTGAAGAACTGCTGAAGCTCGGTTTCTCTCTGGGAGTGGCTCAGGGGGGGGCGTTCCAGGCTATCGACATGTACAAGCGCATGAGCCAGGCAAGCAGGAAGGGGAAGATTTTTGATGATGTTTTACGGTACGCGAAGTTGTGGGCGGAGAAACAGCAGCTACCCGCTGACAGGCTCGATAAGCGAAGAGTTAAACGGAGCACCCAGCCGGGGCTGTTCTGAAAAGGCGAAAGCCGCTGTGCGCGAACACAGGCGGCTCTCAGGTGCAAATGTTCGACCAATTGCAGGAGGAATAATGGCAAAAAACAACCGCTATTACCAGACCGCAGTACACAAAAACAATACCCGCGATCGCTTCGTGCGTTCGATTAATCCGGCAGTGGCGGAGAGGATGCGCGCCATTCTGGAAGAGTTGAAGCGCAAGGAGGAAAACCGTGGGTAATCTCGCAACAGTCATACCAATCAGACCGACTCTTACGGTCGTGGAGCGTCGGGTGGCAGATCTTGATGATGGTTATACGCGCCTGGCAAATATGCTTCTGGAAGAATACGCAGGCGCTGACCTGACGAAGCGACAATTCAAAGTCTTGCTTGCTGTTCTGCGCCTGACCTACGGGTGGAATAAGCCCATGGACAGAATCGCCAATTCTCAGATAGCTCAGATAGCACGCTTGCCAGAGAAGCGCGTCAGCGAAGCACGAGTCCAGCTCGTCGGAATGAACCTGCTTACCCAGGTTGGCCGTAGCATTGGACCGAACAAAAACACCGCCGAGTGGTTATTACCAGCCGGTGAAAGCCTCGATACAGAAAATCCCTCAAAACAGGGGATGAATGACGAGGAAGAAGAATCCCTCATTTCAGGGGATAATCCCTCAAATCAGGGTATCCCTCAAAATGAGGGAAAATCCCCCAAGTCAGGGGAAGAAGAATCCCTCAATTCAGGGGAACACCAAAGACATATAAATACAATAAATACTAATACCCCCCAACCCCCAGAGGGGGAGTGTGTCGGGCAGGATGAAAAACCTGTCTCCAAGAAAACCCCGATCGACTACCAGGCAGTGCTGTCTGCATACAACACCACCCTGGGAGACCGCCTTCCCCAGGCAGAGGCACTAAACGACAAACGTCGCCGTGCTATCAAACGCCTGCTGACCGAACTGAAAGAGCCAACCGTCGAGGCCGTGGAGAATTACTTCGCCGCGTTCGCCGAGCGAGCGCCAAAGTTTTATTTCGGGGAAAACGACCGGGGCTGGCGCGCCAGTTTCGATTATCTGCTGCGTTCTGACACCCTGCTGAAAACCAGGGAGAAGGCGCTATGACCGACATGAACATGATCCCGCAGAACATCGAAGCGGAACAAAGCGTGCTGGGCGGCATGATGCTGGATAGCGGTAGCGATCGCTGTCAGACCGCCATGTCGATGCTCAAGCCTGAATCGTTCTACATCCGTCCCCACCAGGTGATTTTCGCCGAGATGCGGGAGCTGGTAGCTAACCAGAAGCCTATCGACCTGATCACCCTGATTGAGTCGCTGGAGTCCAAAGGTCTTGGCGAACAGGCTGGCGGCTTTGCCTACATGGCCGAAATATCCAAAAACACCCCCAGTGCGGCGAACATCGTTCACTACGCAATGCTGGTGCGCGAGAAAGCCATGGAGCGCTACGGCATAGACAAGCTGACCAGCGCCACCGAACTGCTGTTCTCCCGCAACGGGATGACCACCAGCCAGAAGTTTGACGCTATTCAGACCCTGTTCACCGATATCGCTGACTACGCGAAAACCGGTAACCGCCGAGGGCTCCGCGAGTTTTCTGAAGTTATGGGCGACTGGGTGGACGAAGTGGAAGCGCGCTGGAGCGACTCAGACGCAACGCGAGGGCTTTCGACTGGGATCGGCTCGCTGGATGACCTGCTGCAACCGAAAGGGCTGGTTAAAGGCGCTCTGATGGTCATCGGCGCACGTCCGAAGATGGGTAAAACCACGCTGTATAGCCAGCTGGCCGTCAACTGTGCCGAGGTTGAGCAGCTCCCCGCGCTGATGTTCAGCCTTGAGATGCCGGATAAGCAGATTGTGGAGCGCATGATCGGGCAGGTCAGCCGCGTGAATACCGACGTGTTTTATGGCGATCGGTACGACGACGCGCAAGTGGCAATGGCTTTTGCCGCTGGTGGTCGCTTGGCCCAGACCGGGAACCTGTACGTCGACGACACGCCCGGGATCACGCTGGCGCACATCGTCGCAGAGTCACGCCGCATTAAACGCGAACGCGGCGCTGTCGGCATGGTGCTGGTGGACTACCTGACTCTGATGACGGCCGACAAGGCTGACCGTAACGACCTGGCCTACGGGATTATCACGAAGGGGCTGAAGAATCTGGCGAAGGAGCTTAATTGCATCGTGGTGCTGCTTACCCAGCTGAATCGCGATCTGGAGAAGCGCACCAACAAACGCCCGATGCCGAGTGATTCACGCGATACCGGGCAGATTGAGCAGGATTGTGATTACTGGATCGGCATCTACCGCGAAGGCGCATACGATGAAAACGCAGATCAGGCGGCTACCGAATTGCTGTTGCGCCTGAATCGCCACGGCCCGACCGGCGTTGTTTATTGCGACCAGCGCAACGGTGCGATCTATGACTGCGACCAGTCTGCTGCTGAGCAGAAGCGTCGCGCAAATGATGCCAGACCCAACAAGAAGAGGGAATTTTGATGAAAATTTACATTGCTGGGCCAATGACCGGCATTCCGAAATATAACCGCCCTGCGTTCCATTTTGAGGCTATGCGCCTGTCGTCGGAAGGCCATGTAGTGTTAAACCCTGCGACGCTTCCCGATGGCCTGAGTCAGCCAGAGTACATGGATATTTGTCTCGCGATGCTCCGCTGCGCTGACGGAATTTTCCTGCTGTCCGGCTGGCAGAGCTCAGCAGGCGCAAAGGCGGAACATGCTCTGGCTCAAAAGCTGGATCTGGAAATCATTCATCAGGAGAACGCGGCATGACCAATAAAACCAAAGAACTCGTAGCTGCCGGGCATGCGCTGGCGAAAGAGCTGCATTGCGCTGAGTCTGCCGCGCTGGTACGTGAACTGGCGACGCAGTTGGATGTACAGCGTGCTCGCGCGGATGTGTTGGCTGATGCAGAGAAGCAGAACACCGAACTGAAAGACGAGAACGAATACATTCGCAATCGTTTCAAAGAGCTTGATCGGATGTTCGGTAAGAACCTGCTTGTGATGCAAGCGGCGATTATCGACTGGCGCACCACCGGCGACGCCAGGAACGGGATGGCATGGATTTTTAACACCCTGCTTGGTCCCGGCGAGTTACCCAGCGAGGACGAGAAAGACGCTCAGGCCTATTTCGACCGCGAATACGCGCCTCTCGACAAAGAGTTGATGGAGCTCCACCAGTGGTTTTGGGATCGCCATAAGCGTATCGAAGCTGGTCGCGTTACCTCTGATACCAGTCTCCAGGTTCAGGGAGGTGAGTAGTGGGCGTAAAAACAATTTGGGATGGTAAAGACCTCCCGCCCATTGGTTCCCATGTGCTTATCAACTTGGCTTCATATGGCATGTGTGAACATGAAGTGACTGGATATGAAGTGAAAAAATCGGCGATTGAAGCGGATCGTCGCTCTGGGCTCTTCATCGTGAATATCCGCGTGAAATCACTCGGGGGAAAGGCAAAAAACTGTCGATTTCTTGATGAAGTTTACCCGCTTGATTGGAGAGAAGGAGCAGCACAATGAGTATCACCGTCGATAAAATTAATGTTTTGTCTTTCATCGTAACTGGAGCTGATCGCCTCGACCCTGTTCGCGTGATGATTGAAAACATCGAGCCTGGTAGAGGGTTAATCACCATCACCTGCTTCGGTAAGTCGTGGAATGCCGGATGGGGTTCGATGGGCGGTGGAACCGTTCAGGATTTCATTAAGCGGGTTAGCAATGACTATCTGATTGGGTGTCTTTCCCCTCAACTTCGCAGCACCGTTGATGACGATAACGATGCGAATCTTCTTTTCGTGAAGACAGAAATTATCAAACTCCGCCGCCAGTTGGAGATAAGCTACGACGAAGCCCGCATTATGTGGGATGAGGCTGAAAATGCTGACGACGTAAAAGCAAACTGCTGCGATTTTCAGCTTGGCGGGAATTTGCTAAATCTGTTCGGAGATGATCCGGGTTATGCAGGTTGGCCCACTGTTCCAAATCACGAGTACCAATACCTCGAACGTATCATTAACGCGGTTCGCGATGGGCTAAATGAAATGGAGCGTGTGGCATGAACAGAATCACCGAGGGAAAAAAATACTGCTATCGCTATTACGATGGGAACGACAGCGAAGGCCGCCCGATCGTCACTTTGTGGAAGCGCGTAATCATCCGCGAGACAGAGAAAACTTTCTGGCACGTCGAAGATATGCCTTACATGACCAATGAGCAGCTTGTTAAATACCGGGCCGGTGGGCAGCCAGCGAACCAGAAACACCATGTTAAACGCTGCTTAAAAGGCGCTGATCGCTCCCGTTACCATTACACCAAAGAAGAGGCGTTGCAGGCATTTGTTCGTCGCAAAACCCACCAGATTAGCAAGATTCAGCTCTCAGAAGAAACAGCGCGCCTGTGTCTTGCTGGTCTTCGCGAGGCCGGGATCATTTCCGAGGGATATCGCTGTAGGGTCGAGAAACTACCAGAAAGCGACACATTCCTTGCTGCCAACCAGCCGGGGCCGATTGCGTCAGAATATAGCTGGGGTGAATACTGATGGCTAAATCCGCCGCCGAACGCAAAGCTACGCAGCGCGCCCGGCAAGCCGCTGCTGGTGGGCGTAAATTTGAGCTCATACTTGATACGCAGGAAATGGAGATGCTGGAGCGTAATTGCGCTTCCCGCCGCCCCGGGCGCGCGCCGTATGAAATGAGCGAATACGTCGCGATGCTGATCCGCCAGGATGATGCCCGGGTGCGCGGACGCATCAAAGCCATCAGCGCGAACCGCTGCGGGAAATGTGGCGATGCGCTGCCGGTTAAGTCGTGTCCGTGCGATGGTGATTCGCAATGCTGGGTTACGCGTGGCTGGCATGAAACCAAATTAGCTATGTGACATGTCACAATACAATCGATAACATACAAGCCTCTTCGGAGGCTTTTTTCTTTGCTGCCAAATTGCTTTTGCCTGCACGCCCAGCCATAATATCCCTGTCAGCCTGAACAACTGGCACCCGGACATTCGCGCCACGGAGAACACCATGGCGCAGCACCACCAGCTTAAACACAATCGCCTGACGTTATCCTAC